TGAAAGAAGTTAGACAACTCAAAGACACAACAAACCAATACTTATGGCAACCAGGTCTGCAACAAGGAAATCCAGATTCACTTCTAGGATCTCCAGTTGCTACTGATCCGAACATTGAAACAATTGCAACAGCTAAGAAAGTTATGGCTTTCGGAGATATGAGCAAATATTTCATTCGTGAAGTTCAAGGAATACAAGTTGACAGATCTGTTGACTTTGCATTCGCCAACGATTTAGTGACTTTCAGATTTATCTATCGTGCAGATGGTGATCTTATGGACACAAACGCTGTTAAAAGAATGGTCATGGGCTAATCCCCTAACCTTTCTTAATCTTTCATCTGGCAACAGATAAAGATGGTCAAGATCCAGCAATGGATCATTGACTGAGATATTCAGTCTCATTCACTCACTCTCTACTTCCAAGATTGAATGTCTCAGTGAATCAATAGGAGAAATAATGAAAATTATGATGAAGATCAGTCTTTCTGGTCTATACAATGGAAAACCAATTCCCCCAGCAGGAGAGCTTTGGGAAACTGATAAGAACAACGCTGTTGATCTTATTGAAAAAGGATGGGCAGAACCAGTTAAGTCTGCTCCTAAAAAGACAGCTTCTAAACCAGCTGGAAAAGAAAAAAGTTAATGCCATACAACTATGGCAAGAAAATGAAATCTAAGAAGAAAAAAGGATCTAAAGGTCGCAAATGATCGGTTATTCAGTTGGAAATGGAACTCAGCATATATATAAAGATTCGTTAGGTCGAATCTATGTGAATGCTTATATTGATGGCACTCTCACAAATGCCAGTGGATCAGTCACAGTCACAGTGACCGATGAAGCTGGAACTGTGATCATTAATGGACAAACAGCAACAACTGACGCTACTGGGATTTATTATTATGATCTAGGCATCACCAACACAACCAATGTCAACAAACTCTATGCAGTTTGGTCTGGAACTTGGGAGTCAGTGGTTCAGAAGCTTAGAACAAATCACGAGATCCTTGGATTTCCTTTATTCACTGAAGCACAAGCAAGAACCTTTGACATAGCTCAATTGAACTCTGCAAGTGACTATTCAGATGCAACAATTTTAGAAGAGAGAGCAAAGATCACTGATCTATTAGAACAATGGACAGGAGCTTCGTGGACACCTAAATATTCTTTAGAAAAGATGCAAGGTGACACAACAAGAGTTTTATCAGTGCCTCACTTCAATGTGAACAAAGTGATCTCTGTCAACATACTTGGTGAGACAATTGCGACCTCTAACTTTGAGATTGATAACAAAGCAGGGTTTATTCATAGAACAGATGGCTTCTTTCCAGAAGCGACTTCAGAATATCCAATGCCAATTGTTATATCTTATGAGTATGGTTGGGACTTTATTAAGAATGGCGTTGATCGTATTGCATTGAAACTGCTACTTGATCGAGTGATCTCAACAAACATTCCAGATCGAGCAACTTCTTTCAATGATGAAATGGGAAATATCTCTTTGGTCACACAAGGAGGAGGATTTAAAAATCCTACAAGAATCCCAGAAGTTAATCAGTGGATCGATGAAAACTCAGAAAAGGTCTTTGGTGTTTAATGGCGATCTCATCAGTTGTTAAAACAGTTAGAGATAATTTAAAAACACAATTAGATAATCGAGCAGGTTTGAATGGTGTTGCAATCTTTAGATACCCTCCAATGGATCAAGCTCCTAAAAAAGAGATGATCTATTTAGGTGATGGAGATTCTTCAATGGACTTCCAATCATTTGGATCAGTGTATGAAGAGGATCTTGGATTAAAAATATTTATATATACGCTTAGAGCTGGAGCTGGAGACTCTGTTGCCTCCACCACAGAAAGCAGATCTCTAGCACTAGCTAATGAAGTGATTGACCAATTAAACGATGATACAACCATAAATGGAGCTGTGATTGTCTCAAGAATCTCAAATATGCAGATTGAAAACACTTTATCTGATGAGGGCAGAATATGTCTCATCGAGATGGACTTAGAAGCTCAAGCAACACTATCGGAGTAGATATGACAAAAAAAACAAATTATATTGCAATCGTTGATTGTGAGATCAAGAAAAAAGAATTTAAAGCTGGTGATTCAGTCAATGTGCAAGTCCCTAGGTGGATGGTCTTGCAAGGACTTGTCTTGCCAGAAGACAAAGCCAAACAACTAGAAGAGGAATAATATGCCCACATTTATCGCAGGAAAAGACAATAAGATTTTATTTGGAATCCACGATCTAACAAGTTATTTCAGTGATGCAAGTTTTTCAAGAGAACAAGCAGTCAATGAAACTACAACCTTTGGATCAGATCAAGCTTCCTACATAAGTTCAATCGAATCAGCATCAGCTTCCTTAAGTGGATTTTTTGATGGTGGATCAGATGCAGTCGATGAAGAGCTTCAAGCTGTCATTGGAACTGCAAATGCAACTCCCCTCTCAATTTATCAAGGTGGCGACACTGCTGGGAATAAAGTTGTCTTATTAAATTCAAGAATTCAAAACTACACCATTGATTCGAATGTTGGAGATGCTGTCGGTGTCTCTGCTTCATTCACTGGTGATAACTTTGGAAATGGGAAAAGCTTATATGCTTTAACCAATACAAGTGCAACAGCGAACACAACTGCTGTTGACTTCGGTGCTAGTTCATCATTAGGTGGACAAGCATTTCTACATTGCACAGCTCATAGCTCTGCAAACATATCAGTGAAAATTCAATCATCAGCAGACAACTCATCTTTTGCAGATGTCTCTGGTTTTTCTTTCACTGCAATAACAGGGACAATCTCTGAGAGAATAGCAACCACAAACACAGTGAATCGTTATGTTCGCATAGTAATCACAAAGACTTCTGGCTCTGCAACCTTTTCAGTTGGTTATGCCCACAATTTAAAGTAATTAATTAATTTAATTTAGGAGAAAAATAATGGCTTTCATATCTGGAAAAGATTCTTTTTTTAGTGTTGATGGAACAGACATAACAACTTATGTCAATCAGCTTTCATTAAGTCGTGATGTTAACACGCTTGAAACAACCAGTTTTGGTTCGGATCAAGCGAGTTTCGTAGTTGGAGTTGAGGGACTTTCGATTTCTGGCAGTGCGACATTCGATGCAACTGCTGATGGCGTGATGGCAGGTCTATTCGATGGCTCAGTAGTAGCTTTCGACTATCGACCTAACAACGCAAGTTCCCAACCGAAATATACAGGGAATGCCTTAGTCACAAACTACACAATTGATTCAAGTGCGACTGATCTAGTATCAATCAGCTTTTCATTAATTGTGACTGGTGCAGTGACTCGAGGAACTGTCTAACACTAAAAATGGTCTCACAACGAAGAAGACTTAAACGAACTGCAAAAGGTCTGGGAACTCTAATCGAAGTCTCTGGTGTGGATATTGCCAACCAGAAGAGATTGATCGAGCTTCTCGGATCTGATGCTGTGAAGATTTATAAACAATTTAACTTTCAATTTGGCGAGAATGTCGCCAAAGATGTTAGGAAAGTTCTACCAAAGGACTCTGGCAAGTTAGTTGCATCAGTTAGAGCAACAAAGACCAAACAAGGAGCATCGTTCCGAGTTGGTTATAACAAAAGAGTGACTTATGCACGACTCCAAGAGTTCGGTGGATTTAATCCCTATGGAGGAGCTTTTAGAAGAGGTCGAAAACTATATAAACCGATGAAACCAAAAGGATATTTCATTTTCCCATCGGTGAGAGATCGACTTCCAGAAATGCAGAGAGATTATGTCAGAAGACTGAACAAACTTGTTTTCGCTCTATATGGCAAAGCTTCAGCAAAAGGATCATCAAGAAAATTTGGTGGAAAAACTTAAGAGGAGAATAAATGGCAGATGAGGACAACAATCTTCCAGTTATCGTGATCAAAGATAAACAATATCTTTTAGATTATTCAGATATAACTGGGATCGAATGGCGAGAGATCAAGAAGATCACTGGTCTTAATTCAATGGAAGCAATTGCACAGACATCAATGATGGATTTTGAAGCTCTTGCATCTATTGTGCTGATCTTTGCAAAAAGAGAAGACAAGACAGTCAAATATGAGGACATATTGGCACAGCTCACCATTGAATCAGTTAAAACACAAGAGGAACTGGATCAAGAAATCCCAAAAGACTAAGGAGAGTTTATCGGAAGCATCTTCCAGCTCTCAGTCACTTTTTCGGAATACGACCTTGGGAAATGGATCTTCTCACTATTGGAGAGATCAATGAATATCTTGAACAACTCGATGAATTTATAAGGAATAAAAATGGCTAAGAACAGTCAAATTAATGTCGCTATTGCTTTGGATACAGCTCCATTAGAAGCTGGACAAAAAAGAGCAATTAGGCAGTTTGATAAAATCGGATCAGTAGGAGCAAAGGCAAGTGGAGGTCTTAAGACTCTAGGAAAAGGGATGGCGAAAGTTGGTCTCTTAGGAACTGCAATGGCAGGATCAGTCGGAGTTATATCCTCCAAATTAGTAGATCTTGCATCTGATAGTGAAGAGAGTGCCAACGCATTTGATGTCACATTTAAAAAAGCATCTCAAGGTCTTAACAGTTTTGTCGATGAGTTCTCAACCAAAGCAGGTTTCACCACAGCTGAACTGCAACAACTACTTTCTTTCACTGGTGGCGTTGTTAATGGTATGGGAGCAAGTGCTGAGGCATCAGCTGACTTCTCTAAACAAGTAGCAATTCTTTCTGGTGACATTGGATCTCTTAGAAATATAGATCCATCAGATGTGCTTGATCGTATCACTAAATCATTAACAGGTGAACGAGAGGGCTTGAAGCAACTCGGTATTGTTATCAATCAGACAGAGCTTGATCAAAAAGCTTTGACAATGACCAACAAGAATGCTGTCTCTGAATTAACTGCAATGGATCGTGCAACAGCTACTTTGACTCTTATTCAAGAGAGATCATCAGATGCAATTGGCGATCTAGATAATACATCAGATGGTTTTGCAAACACACAGAGAAGATTAAAAGCTGAACTG